AACTGAAGCTTTTAGCATATCAAAGCCTGAATAATCAAATGTTTCGTTTTGAATCTGTATAGCTTTTCTAAAGTTCTCCATATTAATAGTACCGCCGATTGATTCGACAAGCTCTTTGACTAGATCATAATCGATCATTTCGTCTATACTCATAGCTTCGTCAATCGTATCCTCGTTTTCAATCATTTCATCAATCATGCAGCCTATTTCAAATAGTGGATTAGCTTTTCCTGCAGATACCATCGGTAAGTCTAAAGGAACTCTCATTCCATTATAATCTCCGTACTCTCCTATGTCAGTTGTCTCTAGAAGCTTTTCGTCCTCTTCGTTTAACGTAATATAACCGTCTCTCCAAGCGTCTCTTGCTTCAGAGAATAATTGTATAAAGGCTTCAGAGTTATAACGGTAGACATTCTCGTGTAAGGTTAGACCGTTGTCTACATGGTACTGTAGAGATGGAAATCCGATAAGTTCTTTTATTCTAATCATCTGTTTTCATTTCAGGGTGATACTGTAATTTAATTACCTTAGCATCTTTAGAAACTGATTTACCGTCTATAATAACTTCAATAGGGTAAGGTTTTAAATCTTGTGCCCAATATGCTACATCATAGCTTCTATCCTTGTTGCTAGTTACTAGTAGACCTCTATTATACTCTTTGTCCTCAGCTTGAAGAGCTACTTCTTTGTCGACAGGTAGAATCATTTCTCCTTTCAACTCAATTTTAGTATCTTCGTACTCTTTAAGAAGTATATCAGTTAGTTTCATTATTAAAATCTTTCCTATAAAATTTTCCTAGTATATTATCATTTATATATTGATGACTATATGTCTCTAGGACGTCATTTATAAATAGGTGTTTACATTCATAATAGGTGAGAAGCTTTTTATTAGGTACTAAATCTAATATTTTCTTTTCAAAATCAGCTCTCAAGTCTTTAGAATCTTTAACGAGTTGTTTTATCTTTGGATGAGATCCATAATAATCTTTCCAATCAGATTCGGTAATGATCTTCTGTTTAAGAGGAGTCCGTCCTCCGATACCATTTGCTTTTCTTTCTTCTCTCAAAGCTTCTAGAGCTCTTTTTCCTAATCTTTTATTTCGTTCAAAAAACAATACTTTCTTACCGAGGTACTTTAAACCGGAAGGTTTATGAAAAACTTCATAAATGAATCCGTAAGTTCCTTCTGGGAAGTCTGCTATATCGTTGAAGATCCTACTCTGGTATGTCCAGGTAGGGTTTGTCATTTCCATATTAGTTGGTTTCTGTCGCTAGAGCTTTGACCTTAGCTCATCTATTTGCAACTGCTGCTCTTTAACAGCTTGTATTAATAACGCGACAATTTTTTCATAACGAACTGCCTTGTAACCGGTATCTCTATCGACTACTACTTCTGGCAGCACTTTTTCGATTTCTTGAGCAATAACACCAACATCGTGACCGCTATGCTCAGAATTATCATTCCAATCAAATCCATATCCTCCTATTTGATTAATTTTATCTAATGCTCCTTCTATAGGAGTAATATTATCTTTTAGTCTTTCATCTGATGAATAGAATGCAGTAATGTCTCCTGTTGCATTAACGGTTCCGTTGACTAGTAAAGTACTGCCGGTCATTGCTCCATTAATATTAAGACTTGAACCAGAAATTAAACCGCTTGAGTTTATAGTTAATCCAGTTACATTACTTGAGAATGAACCTGATGCTGCTTCTATGTCTCCAGAGAATATACCTTTTGTAGCTTTTACTTCTCCAGTTACTCCTGTAGGAGCTGTTCCTATACCTATACAGTGTGCCTGTAGGTGGCTTGTAAACTTAGAGGTACCTATACCGTTTATATTTAACAAACTACCTGAGATATCTTTAGTTACGTTTATTCCTACGCTTCCAGATATTACTCCTGTGCCGAGTGTATCAGTAATATTATAAGATCTTAAATCTAATGCTCCTGCTAATTCAGGAGTAGGGTCTTCAGATAAATTATCTATTCCTGAAGCAACAGCTGATGCAAGTGAAGACGATACATCAGCGAACCCTGGTATAGCTAGGTTATTACCTAGACTAACTGAACCAGTAAATTGATGTGTATCGGTAGATTGATCTCCAAATATGTTAGAACCAGAAGAAAATACTACTGATGAGCTTACTATTTGGGTATAAAGTGTTGAAGCTGATACTATACCTAGGTTTACGTTTTGATTCTCTAATAATGCAACAGCTTGAGTTGATTGAGAAACTATCCCTGCTCCTAAAGATTGTATTTGTGCATTTGATAAAGTAGATGAGCCGGATATTTCAGCTGCAATTTGAGCTGATGATGATAATATTCCTGCTCCTAGATTAGCTATGCCTAAGGATGATGATAAGATACCTGCTCCTAAACCTGCTATCTGAGTACTACTTGAAATAATACCGCTAGATTCTAGAGTAGTTATTCTAGTATTATGGCCTGATAAAGATCCTGAAACAGAATTCCAGTCATCTAATTTTATATCTGATCCTGTAATAGAAGTACTAACATCTACGGTACCTATAACAAGCATGCTTCCAGTAAACACGTGAGTATCGTCTGCTGAATCACCAAATTTAGTAGATCCTGATTCAAATATAATAGATGATGATACTACCTCTGAATGAAATCTTTCAGCTGTTACTACTCCGCCTACTGTTAAGTTTCCAGTAATGTTTTGTGAACCTGTTATCCTAAGTATGTCTGTTCCAAAATCGTAAGTAAAGTTTGATGAACCGGTAACTGTAGCTTCTGACCCTGTCAGAGCACTCCCTGATTTTATTTGTATGGATAACGCAGGACCTTTACCCACATTAACAGGCATAGTAAATGAGTCATCAAGTGACTTTGATTTAAATAATGTAATACTAAAGTCTGAGTGTGAAGCAGAGTAATAAAACTCTCTAAAGTTAGTATCTAGCTCTGCATGAGTTAATGCTGCTCCTTTATCTCCTCTTAATGTAATTGCCATTATGATCTACTTTTAAGTTCCTTTATTTCTTCTTTTAATTCTTTTATAGCCTCGACTAGGTAAGGAACAACTCCACTATAATTTACACCAAGATAGCCATTTTTATCTTCAGAAACAACTTCAGGTATTACTTCTTGTATTTCCTGAGCTATAAATCCTGCTTGCAATTCAGAGTTACCTATAAGGTTATAATTTACTCCTCTTAAGTCTTTGACTTTATCTAGCGCAAAAGGTATTGATTCTATATTTTCTTTTAGTCTTTCATCAGAACCCTGTATAACTGTTCCTGATGCTTTTATACTTCCTGAGACTTCTAATTGATATGTTATAGGGATATCGGTGGACTCATTTAGGTTTATACCTACTTTACTTCCACTAACTATAAATCCTGATACAGAACTAAGAGCTGAACTTCCTGTAAAGAATGCAACTCTCATATCTGATCCTGCTGTTCCAATACCTTTAGTTAAGGGAATGTCATGAGCAGTTCTGTTTATATTTGCAGCTGTACTACCGCTATAATGTAGTCTTAAAGTCTGACCGTTATTCTGTAATGAGCTTGAATAAAATAAGGTACCGAAATTTGAATCCATTTCAGCATAAGTTAATGCTTGTCCTTTTTCTGCTCTAAAATTTATTAATGGCATTATATATCTAATTTAACTACAAATGTTGTTTCTATACTATCGCTCTTCGGAATAGGTCTATTAGTCTTTGCAACTGCTAAAAGTTCGTTAGAACTATTATATAGGCCTACTGATGTAATATACGGGTTAAAACTACTGCCCGTAACATTATTTTGTAAAATTCCATTCGAACCACTTATTGCTGAAGGGTTCAATGTAAAATTCATTTCCGAATCTTTAATCCTACAGTATACATTATATGTATAAATAGGTTGGTTTGATTTCCATCGCAAGTGATGTCTATTATAAGTACTGTAGTACCTTGCAATAATTGGATCCGTAATCATTATAAGACCTTGGTTGTAGTTTATATCTCCTACAACTCTTAGGGGGGTAGTAAAAGTAGCTAATGCTCCTGATATTACTAATCTTCCTTCCCCGTCGTCTACTATTTCTATTCTTTGTTGATCTTGATCTATATCAACGTATTCTCCTTCTAGAGACTCAGATATGTATAAGCTTTCTGATACAATATAGTCTTCGGTATTAATAGGATTACTTCCGTATTGAAAATGTGGTCTTTCAAAATATGTATTATCACCTGTAAAAGAATCTATTGAGTAACCATCCGAAGCGTAAAAGTCACTTACTTCAGCTTCTGGTTTTAATACAAAAGTTTTAGGTTCTATACCTACTCCGTATACTTTTCTAGGTATGTTTATAATAGCTACCTCATTCTGAAGTCTTCTTGATCCCGATAAAGATAATGTTGATTGAAGGTTTAACTCTCTAGAACCACTATATTGTTGATCAGAAAAACTATCTCTGAAAAATAAATGGTCGACACTATTAAATACTAGACTTTGATACTGTCCTTTATATTTATCTTGTGGGTATGTATACGCAGCTATACTACTACTTAGTCCTCTTAGTGTATGTATGTTGTACGAACCTGTAGCGCTTCCGCTAACATCCCATTGTTTGCGTGCTAAATAGTCTTTTACAAAGACGTCTTGTACATTGAGTTGTTTGAATGCGCTCATTCATTAATAATCAAGTTTGATTCGTATTAACGATTCCTTAGTAAAGTCTTTTAATAAAGGTCTAGAAAGTTTAGCAACTGCTAAAAGATCATTATTGTCGTTATATAAACCAACGGTTGTCATATAAGATTGAGGGGTATTAATCATTACGTTATGAATTAATTCACCTGATCCTGTTATAATAGATGGGTTAGTAGAGTAGTTAAACTCTGAGTTTCTAGCTCTAACAAATATAAAGTTAGATGAAATAGTCTCTTCAGATTGTAATCTAAAATTACTTCCGTAGTTTAACAGTTCGTAAAAACTAGCTAGGTTATTATTACCAAGAGCATTATTACCTCTACTACTAGTAAAAGCTAATCCTCCATTGGCGACAGGTGCTTTTAATGCATTTCCGTTTATTAATAGAACTCCAATGTCTGGTAATAGTTTACCGTATGAACCTGAGTTGGATGTATATCCGTTTGATTGTACTTTACCGGTAGCTAATGTACCTATAGAACCTGTTATAAGTTCAAAGACTCTTCCTGAATCAGTAAATGAAGTAGTACTAACTACTTTACTATTGTCAGTTAGTCTTAATACGTTTGTACTTCCAGATATATTAAGTTTAAGATCTAAAGTACCTGGTAAGATTTTTTCTTTATACCTAGCTCTGTCTACATTTATAGCGTAAAAATGGTCTGAGTTTACTTCACCAAAAGTAAAGTCTGTATTTTCATCTCCTAAAACTAAATTTCTGTATTGTCCAAATACAGTTGAAGAAGGAGCTTTACCTTCTACGTTAGAGTTAAAAAGAAGAGATCCAGATCCTAGTTTGTCAGCATATGCTACGCTGAATTGAACTCTTGCTCCAGTTAGATTAGAAGCTGTTTGGTAGATATCGTAATAATAATCTCCGGAGGCACCTCCAGTTTGGGTTGATGATGTAAAGAAAGTAGTCAATGTAGTGGAATCTCCTGACCATATAGGTGAGGTAATCGATTCAGCACTTACTACTACGTCTTCCGGATCAAATCTTTTATATGACATAATTAGTTAGATTTAGTAATTGTTACGGGTATTGTAAGTCTAGCTCCAGAATCTCTACCTATTACTGTTACAGTAGTCCTGAGTTGTGTTCTAGTACCGAATAAAGTGTTTACTGATGTTGCAGTAAGGTTGATGGAAGTACCAATTACAGTCTTTGATACGTTTGTACCAATCGTAGTAGATGTATTTAATGATTCAGCCTCGTCTGTGTTAACTCCTACTCCAGTAAAAGAGTTTAGTACTCTTACATCGGCAAGAGTTGCTGTATACCCAGAAGATTCAAACAAAGAAGTAGCCCCTAAGTAATTAAGAGTTTGAGGAGTAATCGCTACTGAAGCTCCTTGTTTAAGTGAAATAGATGCAAACCCTAAATCTAGTACAGGTAGTTTTGAGGTACCTCTAGGTAAAGTTGTAAGTTTATATTTCATTATTTGATTCTCATCTGGAAATGCTTCTACTAAAGGTAGATTTTCTATAGCTTCTCCATAGAGAGCTGACCCGGATGGATGTTCTGGATTGTATAAGGTGTAGTCGATTTCATCATCTGCTAAAGCAAATTGAGTAATCTTAAAAGAGCCATCGCCCTTGGCTAGTAGCTCTCTACCTTTCTTAGTAAGGATTGCGTCTACTGTTACAACTGAATTATCTAAATATCCCATGTTATACTCTATTTTATATAAATATATGAAAAAATTGTTTTATAGTATACTTGTTACGATACCATTTTCGTCTGCAAGATATACTTCGTCTTTTTGTATTGAATAGACTTTAACGTCTGGTACTCTAACGATAGCCTTTCCTTCTTCTTTAAACAGTATATTAGAACTAGAAGGAAATTGTTGAAATTCGAAACTACTTCCAGTTGCAATTCTTTTACTGTTAAATCTCACCTCAACTACGTCTCTGTTAGCTACATTTCTAATAGTAGTTGTATCTGCATCAGTTGGGTGTATACTAGCTTCAAAAACTACTAATCCTAATGCTGGATCGTTCCCTACTATGCTTCCACTAGTTGTTTTACTTCCTTCATACCTTGCATTTATAATACCTGCTTTAGTATATGAACAGTCTTGTATCTGTGCCGGTTGTGCTGTTAAACTTGTTATAGCGTCTAAATTAGTAGGTACAAACTGACTAGAGTTTCTATCTACAACCATAGCAACAGAGTTTAACTTAAGTGCATCAGAGTTTCCTTGTCTAGGGTTATTATCACTATTAAAGAAGTTATTAGTTAGAAAAGGAGTAAATACTAACTCCGAAGATAGCTCTCTAGGATTACCTGCAGAGTCTTCAGAGGCAGTTGCATTTAATTGTAAATCTTGAACAGTTATATAAAAGTGAGTACCTCGGTTTGTTCTATTTACTATTGTAGTAGTATAAGTAGAACCGGCATAATCAAAAGTAAGTTTATCTACTTCTTTTAAAGCATTTCCTATAGCTGTTCCTTCTATTGACTTTAAAGGTACTGACATACCCTTCAGTATATAAGGAGGTATATTAATAGATGCTGATACACTACTAGATATAAGTAAATTAATATTACCTTTATCTGCTCCATAATTAGAAAAAGCAGATGGGTTGAGATTTTTAAATTCGTCTATAGTAGGCATATTATATTATTTTAATTAAATCTAGCATAGTATACATTACCGTGAACTGATTCGTCTAACCTATCTACAGTCAGAGTACTAGATGTTGTTATTAAGCTTCCTGCTCCTGAAGAGCCTGTATACCAACCGTCAAAGGTATATGGATAAGTAGCTGTAGCTTGTAGAGTAAAGAATTCAAAAGTATCATAATCATGTACTAATCCTAAACTACCAGTAGCTCCGATTGCTGAAGGATAAGTTTGGCTTATGTCTCCTGAACCAGTTCCTGCTGAAAGTATTCTATAGTAGTCTCCTAAATATTCTGCTTGTAGAGAGATTGTACAAGAAGGTGGAATAGGATCAGATTGAAACAAAGCAGTCAGGTCCATTGTAATTAACGGCTGTGCTGATTTTTTTAAGTTATTACTTTTATTTAATTCACCGTCTTGAACTATTAAAAAAGACCCACTATACTCTCCAGTTATTCTTACCTCTTCTCCTGTAACATCTCTCTTTACTCTACCTAAGGGAGATACTATTGATGATGAATAGTCAGTTGTATATGTCTGTTTGCAG